GAGCGTGCCGTTACCGTCGTATATTTCTCGATAGTCAACCATGCATTACCCGTAGTAAGCCCGTCGTTTGAGTCGTTCCCGTTATCCAGGTCGATGTAATATATCGTTCCAATCGGAGTCCTTTTGAATATATCAAGCCTTCGCCCCTCGAGCTCCCACTTCACAGCCCAATACTTATCGGCCATGCGGATGACCTTATCTTTCAATCCAATAAGCTCGCCCTTAATGTCGATCTGGGAAACATCGAAATTCGTTATCTTCCCCTGGATATCGTCCAGACATTCCTTGTACCACTCGACAAGCTTAACGTACTTCTCTTTGTACTGGTCGATAATGGCGACTAGCTGATGGTCATACTTGTGGTGCAGTCCCCGATTGTAGGTAATATCGTTCATCTCCGACCATGTAAGCCGGCCGGCGTTAATCTTATCCAGAACCCATTGATTGAGTTCTTGAGGAGTGAGTGCCATTTTTCTCCTTAACTTGGATCGGCAATCTCGATATCCCAGCTAGGAAACGTGACCGTATTGCCCTGTGTTAAAGTCTGCTGTGTACAGGTCGTGACATACAGGAGCTTCGTTTCGCTCACATCGCACAGGGCCACATGATCGGCATCGCCCGTCACGTCGACCGTAACGCCCGTTTTCTGATCCAGGCTTGTCTTTCGACCGCTTGCGTCCCCGTCTGCCGGGCCGGTAAACGTAGGTGTGACATTTGCCAACGCCTTTCCTGCCCCGACTCCCTTGTTTGAGTGCGCCTGTTCATAGGTCGTCGGCTCTGTTTCGCAAGCACTCATAAAATCCGCATAGTCCTCCAAGAATTGAAGGGCTGCATCCAGTACGTCGTTATGAACTGATTTTCCCATCTTGGGCCTCCATCTTTTGTTTGATTCTCTCGTCGATCCTCCCGATAATCATCCGAATGTCAATCTTCCCGTTCTGAATCTCCAGAATATGATCGTCGGGTTTATCGGTTTTTTTCTTTTTATCTTCCATTCTCATTACCTCCTTACGGAATATCCCATATCGCATTTACAATTTGGGTGTGCTGTTGGGGCAGCGTGTCCGCTCGGAAATGGCTGATCTATCGGAATAGGGCCTGCCCCTTCATTTTCCAGGCAGTCCTCACAGGGGTTATCCCCCCCCGCTATCCACTCCTTCTCGGGATCTCCCGACAGCCATCCCTCGTCTCGCGCCTGTAATACCGAATTCAACTGGCCCTGGTGGTAGGCGTCCGATATCTCTGTCCTGGCTATGCGCATTGCCCGGTTGTTATGCAGATATTGAGCATACCGGTCGACCTGCGTTTTAAGCACATTGGCGGGGACCCCCTCTTCTATCATCGTTGCCATGAACCGCCCTACAGCCATCCCCTCCCGTACTGTCAGCCCGACTATCGGCTTTATCCTCTGGGCCATGATATACGGGCTTGTCACGCCCCAGGTTATTTGCTGTTGGATCAGCGCATACATCGTCGTATATTGACCGGCTGTAAGGTTCGCTATCAGGCGGCCCCCATGATGATCTATCCAGTCCTTGATCCTCTGCATCGTAGAGTTGAAATCGAATTGCTTGCGCTGAATCCGGTTGACCTTCGTTGCGATCCTGTCCCCTGCAACCCGGATGCCCTTTGTCCAGGCCTCTGTCATTTCACCCCATACGAAAAGGAACGTAAGATCCCGCCACCTGTCTAAAAGCTCCTGCGGTATCCCTCCGGCCTTGACTATCTTCTCCGCCATCTCGATATCAACCGCTTCCCTCTGTTTCGCCCACAGTTTTTTTACCGGCTTCGTTACAGAGGGGCTTTCTTTGTTTATGTACTGCCGGGAGGATGCAATATCCCGGATGTCTGTAATGACGATCCGCCCGGCCTTCGTTTCGGTTACTAACATTTACTCCTCTTCGATATTCTCGCTTATGGCGTCCAGGGGGATGAGATTTGCGGGGATCATGATCTTATCCCCTGCCGGCCCTATGGAATCATCCCCGCAGGCGATACGCTTTTCGTTTATCGTCCTCCACCAGGCGTTTGCCTGCCTCTCATAGACCGCGCTTTGTTCTTCCTTCAACGCTTCGATCGAATCCTTGTCATAATCCAGGTAAAGCCCCTACCCAAAGGCGGGGGCCAACCAGTTATTCAATTCGTCACGCAGATAGTCCAAGTCCGGAAGTATCGCCTCCACATACAGGGCTTTCCTTGCTTCCTGGTAATTGCTGTAAGTCTTATTCTCGGAGTCCCCGATCAGCTCGGGGGCTACGTTGTAGACAGCGCAGATTTTCCGGGCATTCATCTTATCGGAGTTCAGCCAGTCCATATCTTTCGGGCTTATGGCCCAGGGTTTCCAATCGAGTCCGCCTTCCAGGATCAGGGGCCTACCGGCGTTAAGGTATCCACTCACCTTGTCCTCGAGCATCTTTTCTAATCGCTTGAATTGCTCGTCGTCCAGGTTCATCTCCGTTTTCAGCGCACCGGGGAGTCGGCAGTCGTTCTGCAGGAGCTTCATATTCCATTCCCGCCCCATGCTTGAAATATCGATTTCCTTGCCCGCAACCTCGACGGGACTCAATCCGTACCAATCATCCAGGGGGGCGAAGGTCTTCATGTGCAATATCTGCTTTGCCTCGAAATTCTGATCGTTCCCGCCTACCGTATATCGATATCCCCGTATGGGATTAAAAGCGTTTCCCGGCAATACCTTCATCCTGTCCGGCCTTATGACATACATCTCTTTGGGAGGCCCCTCATTCGGCCCTACCCTCGTCAAATAGCTGTTCCCGCCTATCAACAGAAATGCCATCGCCTTCATCCGGAAAAACGATCCCCCCTCCTGTTCGTTCGGGCGCCTCATCAAATCCAGCAATACGTGATTTTCGATCTCCACCTTTTTCGTATCCTGGGACGTGGCTTTCTGAAATAGCTTCCAGGGGACTCCGGCCAATCCCCCTGCCCGCTCATTAATACAGGCATAGACTGTGCAGCAATTCATGTACCCGGCCTCCGTGAGACGTGCGATCTCCTTTTTCGTCCATATCGGATTATTCGCCAAAAGGGTCATGAGGATGGTCCGATAAACCGGGTCTGATTTTCTATTTTTGAATGGCCACATTATTACCTCATCGTATCCTTGGGATGATTCGATTTGAAAAATTGCCCCAATTTGCCAGGGCCAGGGAGATCACGCAATCATCGTGATACCCCTCTGGAGCCTGATAGCGGATAAGGCCAGAGGCGGTCATTTCATACTCGAATATGACCATCTCATCCAGAAGAACCTTTCCGAGCGGAATTTCCTTGTTGAATATCCGGATTTTCTCCTGTTCCAGAGATATCATGAGTGAATGGATCAACTGTTTCTTGCTTTCATTCGTGAATTTATAGCCCTGGATATTTACCCGATCCCTTTTCAGGTCCTCGAATATCGGATCGCCAACTCCCGTTGAATCCATCCAGCATTCGGCATTGTTGTATCTTTTGCATACAGATTTAATCCGTTCTTTCTGTATGTTCCAGTCGACCTCGTTAAATCGGTCCATATAGACCTGATTCCCCTTTGAATCCATGACGATTATCACCGTGTAATCCTGGAGCCTTGCCAGATCGACACCTGTGCGATAGGTCATTCCAGGGACTGGCTCTTGCGGAGATCCCGTTGCGCATTTTGCGATATTCCGGAATACAGTCGATGAGTCCTCTAGGAAATTAGCGTATATCTCCTGTTCCTGGATAGACCTGGGAATGTCGTCGATCAGCTTTTGCTTATTTTCTTCCGTAAGATAGGGATTATCGAATGATGTGAACTGGAAGAACCGCTCGTCTTTATTCTCCGGAGCTTGAGCATGGACTGCCAATTCATGAAACAGCCCCTTCCCCTTGGGCGTCCCCCCGATAAAGAAATCGGGGCTGAAATCCAGCGTCATTGGGAGGATCGTATTGTAATAAAGATAATCCTTCCGGAGGATGATCCCCGCCTCATTCAACATGATGAATTTATATCCGAATCCCTCAATAAGCTCTGGCCTGTCGGCACTTCGCATATCGAGCTTTT